CATGCCCGGCTTGTCGGCCCACTTGGGCTCGTCGCCCTTCAGGAACGGGTTCCGGATGATCCCCTTCTGCAGCAGCTCGACGGCCTTCTCACCCCACTGCTCCTTGGCCGTGTCGGCCGCGACCTGCATGAGGGCGGAAAGGTCGGTGCCGGCCGGGAAGATCAGGGAGCAACTGTACTGCTCTTTGGTCGATCCCTTGGCCGCGACCTTCTTGAAGAGGTTCGGATAGGACAGCCTCGCCAGGGGCGTCTTGATCGGCTGGGAAGTCGCTGACGGCATTCTACTGCTCCAGGTTGTCGAAAGCATTGACGATGGTGGAACGGGGCGCCACGGGAGGCCGGACGCTCTTGTCGGCACGGACGAGGTTCGTGCCGCTGCTCTCGGCGGACCACAGGTCCTCGAGCTGCTGTTTCTTCTTGGCGCCGATCTTCTTCTCGACCTTGGCGGGGCTCAGGAGCTTGCGCTCGTAGAGCTCGGCCTCCGTGATGTCGAAGCGGACGAAAAGCTCGCCGGCGATCGCATCGTCGGGCTGCGACCACTTCCGCGTGGCCCGCTTGGCGACGAGCTGATAGCCGGGGATCGAGATGCCTTCTTCGGCCTGCGCATGGGCGTAGGCGCGCACGGCACTGATCCAGCCATCGATCATGTCGGCTGCATCGAGGATCGACGCTATCTCCTCCGGCATGAGGCTGTCGGGACTGTTCGGGACGTGCGTGCTCTTGATCTCGTCGTCGAACCAGGCTCTTGCTTTTTCGCCGGCGAGATCACGAAGGGCCGGACACGTCCCTGCAGCCGCACAGAACTTGCAGTGATCGCCGGCGATCAGGGGTGCATTCGGATCGGCTGCGCGGTGCATGGCGGCCAGCATCCGCGTCGTCCATTCGAGGAGGTCGACGACGTCGAAGTCCCAGGAGCGTATCCGGCCGTCCTTGTGCGGCGCCCGCGGCTGGACGATCGTGACGCGGATGCGGTCGACCGGCCATGCCTTGTTTGCCGTCATAGCACCGAGGGCATAGGTGCGGAGCTGGTCGTTTTCGGCCACCTCCACGACGACGCCCTGCCCGCCCTTCAGGTCGACCACCTCGAGGAGACGTTCCTCGGGGAAGTAGATGACCGCGTCGGCCGTGCCGCCAGCATCGTAGGGCGGCTTGAACTCGGCGAGATCGAAGCGCTGCTCGATCATGAGCTGCGTGCCGGGCGAGGCGTCCATCCGCCGGTCGACGTACTCGACGTATTCGGCCGCCGTCTGGATCACCTCTTCGTCGACCTCGATCGTGTGTCCCTCGATCAGCTTGGTCGTGCCGTGGAGATGCTCGACCGGGTCGGTCGGATGCCGGAGAGCCCACTCCGCGACTTCATGAGCGGCCGTGCCCCAGGCAGCCGCATAGGATGTGGGCCTTCGACCAGCATCAGCCTCGGCCCTCAGGGAGCCCGGGCAGGCGAAGCGCCGCGAAGAGGCCGAAGCGCTCCAGGTGGCGTGTGCCCGGGCCTGATGGTCGGGGGTCGTCATCAGCAACAGCCCGCGTTGGGGAACGCGAAGACGCGCACGCCGACCGTTACCGGATCGACCGGGTCGGGCGTCTCGTAAACCGCGATCGGGTCCTTGACGTGGGCGTCGCTGGTTTTCGGAACTCCGTTTTCGGGCGCCTGAAGCGCCTTGCGAGCCTCTTCCAAGCTGCCGGCCACTACCACCAGCCCGCCCTCAGGGTGGTAGTTTCTCGACATGACGTCGAGGTCCTCCCAGATGAAGACCTTCATGCCGGGTCCTCCCCGGCTCTGACGCGCCGCATCACGTCCCGCGAGATCACCAGCAGGCCATTGTTGATGTCGACGAAGATCCAGTCGCCGGGGGTGCAGACGACCTCTCCGGCCTCTGTCCAGACGTGGGCGGCCGTCCAGTCGACGCCGTTGGGGCCGCCACGGAGCTGGATCCGACCGGCCTGGACGGCCTCGACGAACCATTCCGGCCCGTGGCACGTCTCGCCCCAGTCGGTGTTGTGCCAGCGGAACCCCTGCTCGAGGGGCGCGGCGAGGCGCGGCGAACTGGCGGTCGCCGTGGGCGCGCAGCCGACCGTCATGCCGCCACCTGCTGCAGGGCCGCGATGACCTCGCCGATCTTCTCGACCGGAACGTCGGACGTCTTGCCGTAGCCGAGGTCCATGAGGGCCTTGGTGGCCACCGGCATGCCCTTGGCATCGACGATCGCCTTGAGCGCGCGCCGGATGTCGTCGTGCGACAGCGTCACGCTCTCGATCGTCGGCTCGGGCTGGCTGGTGGGCTGCTCGGCCACCGGCGTGTCTTGCGGGCCCGTGCGGTCTTCCGGCGTCTCCGAGATGGCCCGGTTGACGACTTGGTCGGCGAGCGGCGCCGGAGCGTCTGCGGCCTTCGCCGCTTCGATCTCGGCCTTGGTGCGCCTTCTCGGCTTCGCCGGAGTCGGCTCGACGGGCGTCGCCGGACCGCCCTCGTCAGGATGGGCCGCGGCCGGTTCGGGCTCGCGCACGACGCTCGCCTGCCAGACGGTCTCGACCGGCTGCTCCTCGGTCGCGTCGAGGAAGCCGGCGATCATCGACCGGAGGGTTTCCTCCAGCCGGGCGCCGCCGGCCAGCGCCAGCACAAGCGCTCCGTACTGCTCCGGCGTCTCCGCCGTGATCTCGATCCTGATCGTCAAATCGCTCTCCTAGTCGAGGACGGTGCGGATATCCGCGGTCTTGCGGACCAGCACCTTCGTGAGCGCTTCGTCGAAGCTGCCGGCGAGGGCAGCGACCCGGACGAAGCAGGGCCGGGTCTGGCCGATGCGGTGGATGCGCTTGGCGGCCTGCTGCATGTCCTTCGGGACGAAGCTGGCCTCCACGAAGAGGGCCTGGTGCGCGGCCGTGAGCGTGATGGCCTCGCCGGCGGCCTGGATCTGACCGACGAACACCTTGACGGCAGGATCGCTCTGGAACCTGTCGACGGCCTTCTGGCGATCGTCGGGAGACGTCGAGCCGTCAATTTCGACGACGCCGTGACGCCAAAGCCCATCCGTCAGGATCTTGAGGACGTCCCGGTGCCAAGCGAAGAGCACGATCTTATCGAGGCCGCCGGCAATCTCGTCGTCGATCATGTCGACGGCCGCTTGCGCCTTGGCCGTTCCCGTGAGCCGCCGAAGCGGCCCTGCGTGCATCTCCAGGGCTGCCGTCTGCCCGGCCTCTGCCGCGGCGACGATCGCCTCCACGTCGATCTCGGCGCCGGCCTTCCGGACCTCGCCCAGGAGCTTCCCCGGGTCGAGCGTCACGATGCTGTAGCGCATCGCCGGCAGGTCCTTCAGGACGTCTTCGGCCTTCCTGCGGAGCATGACCGGGGCCATGGTCGCCCGAAGCTCGTCCAGGTTCTTCGACCCGACGACCACGTTGATCCAGATCCAGCCCTGTTGCATCCGGCGCGTGACGCAGTACCGGGCCTCGAATGCCTCATAGGGCAGCATCGTCACGCCGAAGCCCGCGAGCATCGTCCAGAGGTCGTTCGCCGCATTGGGCATCGGCGTTCCGGAGAGGCACCAGATGCGCGCACAGCGGGCCTCGAGGCCCGTGCCGTTCATCGTGGCGCCAGCCCTCCCGACGCCCCAGACGGCCATCGTGCGCTTGGCGGTGCGCGATTTGGCGTAGTGGCTCTCGTCGAGGATCAGGAGGTCCCATTCGCGCCGCTTCATCTGCGGGGCGAGGAACGGCAGGGTGTCCCAGCTGGTGACGACGACATCGGCCTTGGTATCGAGGACGGCCGCGCGGCCGAGGGCAACCTGGATCTTCCGCGGCCAGGCCTGCCACCGCTCGAATTCACGCTGCCAGTTGATCCGGGCGGATGCCGTGGTGACGACGATGATCCGCTCGCAGAGTTCCAGGTCGGCAGCGTGGATCGCCTGAGCCGTCTTGCCGAGGCCGGGGCCGTCGGCGAGGAGGGCGCGAGATCGGGCCGCTAGGAACCTCGCGCCCTCTTCCTGGTAGGGGAATAGCCCCATGGTCTGGCTTGCCTGCCCGCTTGGTCGCTTGTCGAAGGGTGTAGGTCGTTATTTCAGACAATGGACAACATGTCAATCGGCTTGAACTGAGCCGGTCAGGCCGGCGTGCCGATCGGCAGGATCGTGAAGTCCTTGCCGACGTCGATCACGCAGGCGACGCCCGGAGCCGACGGCGTCGTGGCGAAGACCGTGAACGTGCCGGTGCTCGGATTGGCGTAGATGGTGAGCGCCGGGCCGCGCATGCTCGTCATGGTCACGGCCTCCTGCTCGCCATATTCGCTGGTGAGGCGCTCGACGAGCTGCTTGGCGTCGCCACAGGCCGACTGGGCGAAAGCCGGGCTGCAGGCGGCGAGCGCGATCGCCGCCGCGAAGACAGGTCGGAACATGATGCTCTCCTTCAGGCTGGGACGATGACGACGTGCGGCCGGTCGTCCGTTCCGGCTTTGTGGACCCCGTACCAATGGAGTGCCGCCATGTTCCAGGCGGCCGAGATGACGTGCGGCGTGCCGGTCTCGGCGTCGATCTCCTCGCCACCCCAGAAGGCCAACATATGCCGCATGGCGCTGGCGTAGCAGCGCGACCAGCTCATGCCTTTCCGCCAATTATTCTCGGCATATTTGATCGCGCCGACCCGGTAGTGCTGGCCGAGGGCCTCGATGAATTCGGGCGGGATCAGGTCGACACGGGACTTCTCGGCGTCATAGCGCTTCGCCGGCTCGTCGAGGCGTTCGACGGACGTCGACACCCATTTCGTGTGAACAGGGCAGTTCGGACCCTGAGCGCAAGTGCAGTTCATCCGAAAATCCCTCCATCGCCGACCCGCTTGTCCATCGCTCCGTAGGTCGCGATCAGGGCGGCATCGGCCCGATCATCGTCCATCACTCGGGCGAACATGTGGGCCATTTTCGGGTACATGTCGCTCGCCCGGGCCCGCGAACCGTTCTTGCCGCCGATCGCTTTCACGGCCTTCTGCCAGACAAGGGGTGCCACCCGTTCGATGGGGATGCCGAGCGCGACCATCACGCCTTCGAGCGTTCCGACGCCGCGGCCGAAATTGAAGGCATTCCCGGCCCCCTGCCCCGGCATGCCGCCGACCTTCTCGAGGTAGGCCACATCGGGCCTGATCTCCTCGAGCAGGCGCTTGACGCCATGGGCGTCGACCTCGGCCTTGTCGCCGCGGCCGCGCTTCACCGATCGAACCGGCATGTCGTAGATGTCGATCGCACCGTTCTCATAGAGCGCCAGCGCCCCGGTTTTGCCGGGATCGATGCCCAAGATCCTCATGCACGGGCCGCGACGTTGTCCTGGGGTGCGGTCCTCGCCAGGACTGCCCGGCACCTGTCCCGAACCGGCGCCCAAAGAGAAACGCTGGCGATCAAGTCCAACTCGTCGAGCGCTTCGATATTCACGGAGTTTTCGTAAAAAGCCGCATGGACGGCTCTGGAGGCCGACCAAAATGCCAGGGCCTCATACCTTGCGATGTCCACTACTCCCTCCCCCGGATGTACCTGGACGCTTGAAAACCGGACGCACTCTTCTCCGCTATGGCGAACAGAAGCGGCATGTATGCGGCAGGGACTTGGTTTCGTGCAAACCATTTCCGCACGGCGTGCTCCGACGGCAGATCGCACCCGAACGTGTCGAGGGCCGCGATCACATGGGCCGGCGTGGGGAACTGGTCTGCCAGAAACGCAGCGGTGTCGAACGTCATGCCCAGCATCCTACGCATTTGCCTAACACTGTGCAAGACATTTTGTCCTTGCCGGTGCGAACGCTTTCAACTACAACCAGAACATCACGCTGGGCTGAGCGCACCTAAATCTCTGAGGATTAATGCTTTCGACAACTTATCGACGGTCCGATAAATAGTTTCTTGGGCGCAAACTTGGGCGCGCTCAGCGCGCAAAGATGTCCGGCCGGGTCTTCGAGGTCGGCTGCGGGTGGTCGATCGCATAGGTGACATCGGCCGGGCTGACAGGGCCGAGAGCGCTCTCGAGGTGTCGCGTCGGATCGGCGCCGAACAGCCGGTTGACGAGCCACTGGCCGAGGTCTTCGCCTGGCGTTGCCGACAGAGGCGTCACCATGCCGGCGACGTCGTCGCGCATCTGCTGGATCGGCCGGATTGCGAACCGGTCGTAGAGCCGAAGATATTCGGCCATGCGCGGATCGTCGACGCCGAGACGGATCGGTAGCCGGTACTCATCCGTGTAGAGATCGGAGAGGTTCGCCATCACCCAACTCCCGTGAAGGCTCGCGCCAAATCGGAAGCCGGGAGCCGCGGGCCGAACCCCGTCTTGAACACGTCGAAGAGCGTGCCGCCCGCCGGCGCAGGCTGGCGCGGTCCGCGGATCGTGCCGCGTTCGGCCTCCCTGGATGCGCCGTTCGACGTCTGCACCGAGCCGCTTGGCCGGTCGATCGCGCCGGCGCCTGCCGGCGTGCTCGGTGCAGCGCCCCGGAAGCCGCCGAGCACCTCAGGCCCAAGATTGACCTTGCCCCAGTCGTTCGTCGCGCCTCCCGTCAGGTCGCCCAAAGCCCCATACGCCGTGCCGAGACCGGGGATGCCGAAAGCCGATCCCGCCAAGCCGAGCCCCATGCCGATCGGATCGAAGCCCCAATCCGCTTGGCCGGGCACGGTCGATCCGTAGGTGCCCGGGTTGATCTCGGAGAGGCCGAACAGGCCCGCGATGAAGTTGCCCAGACTGTCGAGCGTGGTGTCGCCATAGCCGAGGTAGTCGCCCATCGCCGACCGGCCCTTGTCGGCCTGATCGGGCTTCGCCTGGCCGGACGCCTTCGTCGGCCCCGTCACGCCGATGGACGGGCGATCGCCGCTCGAATTTCCCGACGTCTTGTTGCTGCCGGAGGTGTTCTTCCCCTCGGAGGTTTTCATGTCGGCCATGGCGTCACCCGAACATCGAAGCGAGGGGAGAAAGGGACGGCGCCGGCTGATGCGGATCCTGCCAGATCAGCGATCGGCCTGCGCTCCGGATGGTCGACGCGACAGCGAAGGGGTCGAGCCACGGCAGGTTCGGCATGACGACGGGTGCCGTGTTCCGGCCCTGCTGGGGCTGCGTTGCGCTCGGCGCATTGGCGAGGGTCGTCTGAGCGGGTGCCGGGGCGGCAAGAGGGGTCGGAGCCGCGGGCATGCCGCCACCGCCGGCCGCAAGCTCGGATAGGTCGAGGCCGGCAACCTGCACATGGCTCGGGTCGTAGCGGCTCTGCCAGTTGCCACCCCATTCGAAGCCCGGCATCGTGCCGACGATGTCGCCGAGCTGCTGCCAGGCGGGGCTGTCCGGCATCCAATCCGCGGCGCCCAGGACGGCACTCGGCACGATGTCGAGTGCCGCACCATAGTTGTGGTAGCTCTGGCCTCCGCGGGCGCCCGTGACGCCGCGGCCGCTGTTGTAGAGGGCATCCTGCTCCTCGCGCGACCGCATGCCACTGACGGCCACAGGGTCGATCCCGGCCCCTGCCAGCGCCCGCAGGAGGTCGACATAGCTCTGCTGGTAGCGCTCGTCGATGCCCTGGAGAGACGCGATCGTCCGATCCAGCTGCGAGAGGCCAAGAGGCGCCAGGAGCGCGCGGAGGTCCGCCATCACTGGCCGCCCATGATCAGCCGGATCAGGTCGCGCTCCGGGTCGGGCGGCTCCCAGTCGTCATTGGCCTCGGCCTGAGCGTTCTGCGTGACGAGCTGCTGGAGCGCCCATAGGGTGCCGGGAGATACCGTGCCGGTGCGCGCGAGCTCCTCCATCGCCCGAAGCGAGTTCGGATCGACGAGGGTGCGGGCGATATCGCGGTAGGCGCCGGCCATGTTCTTCCGCTCGACCCAGCGAGCGAAACCCGTGAGCGGCGACGTAGACGCCACCCGGACCGTGGAGCTGACCGGGTTGCTGCCGGCCTGGTCGCGAAGGTCCTGGCGGAACTCGGTTCGGCTGCCCTGGCCGGGGATGCGGCCGGTGCGGTCGAACACCTCCAGCATCCGGCGCCAGCCGGTCACGACGGCATTCGGATCGAGCCCGGCCGACGTCGCCATCTCGCGAAGCATCTGGTCGAGGTTCGCGGCCTGCGGCGTGTTGGGCTTGCCGAGAGCATCCTCGAAGAAGGCGCCGGCTCGCGGGCTGTCGGCCACGCCGAGCCCTCCGCGGTTCTGCGCCTTGCCCATCGTGCTCTCGAGGTAGTTCTGCACCAGCCCCGTGAAGGCGGCCGGGTCGGACGCCCTGAGCGCGGCCGCGGTGTAGGCGATATCGGACGGCCGGATCGTCTCCGGGTCCGTCAAGGCGCTGATCATCCTGCCGGCGTCCGGCTGTCCGACCGCCTTGTCCGTGGTGGCGAGTGTCCCTACGGGCGACTGCTCCATGCGGGTCACGCCCGGGCTGTTGGCCGCGTAGAGCTGCTCGGCCGTCGCGAAGTCCGGGTTTTCCATGAGGAGATCGTGGAGCAGCGTGTTGACCGGCCCGATCCGGCCTCGGGCCGTCCGATCCATGGCGTTCACATCGACGACGGATGCGTTCATCCGGTCGCGGATCTCGCGGTAGGCGTTGCTGAGCGGCTCGATCAGCGTCTGCACTTCCGGGAGACCGGAGTTCGGGTCGATCTGCCCGGTCGTGAGCATGCGGCGCATGCGCTCGATTTCGCCGGCGAGCGCCGAGCCGCGAGGCGCCTCGATCGCGTCAAGGGCGTCGAGGACCGTGCGGACGCCGCCGGGATCGACATGCGCGACGTCCGCATCGGCGTAGTGCGGCCGCGACGCGCCCGTCCGTCGATCATTCAGCATGCCGATCGTGCCCTCGGCTGCGTCCTGTGCGGCCACGGCAGCATCGCGCGGCGTCGGCGTGGGTCCGAACTGGCCCGACGCATCCTCGAAGGCGCCGAGGACTTGATCGGCACGCTGGCTCATGTACTGGTCGAGCAGCGCGCTCCCCTGCCGCGACCCCCAGATGTCGGAGGCGAGGCCGGTCGGGCCCGGCGTGCCGATGCTCTCGGCCCACGTCAGGGGGACCCCGATGTCGCGGCCGGACTGCTCCATGGTGTAGGCCCGGGCCAGTTCAGCCGTCGAGAGGTCGCCCGTCGTGTCCCGGATCACCTTCCCGGCCGTCGGCGTCAGCAGGTTCGATCCACCGCCGAGACCGAGAGCCGCATCGGTGCCGACGCCCAAGACGAGTGCCGCGAGGCCGGAAACCTCCGGAGGCGCTCCGAGGTCATCCATCACCTGGTAGCCGGCACCGCCGGCACCGCCTGCGAGCATGCCGGAGAGGATCGTGGCTGGCTTCGCAAAGAACGGGATCGGGTTGGCGGCCCGCGTGATCGACCCCGCGTAGCGGCCGGCGGTCGTCGCCGGGGTCGGCGTCTCGCCGATCAGGTGCTCGGTCGTGTGGCCGTAGAACCAATCGCTCCCGAGCGGGGCCGGCGTCCCGGGGTTCTCGGCCTGCCGCTGCTGCTCGTACTCCCAGAGCGACCCCACACGACCGTCTTCAGGCAGCAAACCGAGTTGCCGAAAGACCCAATCATTGATCCGACTACCAAAAATTGCGAGGTCGACCGGAGCGCCGATGATGTCGGTCGGCCAGTGAGCCGCGCCATAGCCGGACTGCTCCAGCACGTCGCCAAGGGCGTTCGGTATCTCGACATCGTCCGGCTGCGGCTCGCCGAGATCCTGTCGGAACGCACCGGGGGTGCCCGGGAGGCCCGGCAGCAGGGTGTCGCTGTCCCGGCCCGCCGGCGGCATGGCCGCGGGGCTGCTGGGCGGCACGACAGGTCCGCCGGTCATGCCTGCAGCCGGGGCGCTCGGCGCGGGGCTCCCGAGGATCTGCCGGATCTCCTCTTCGGTCGCATCGTCCGGGACGCTGATCGTCCGGCCTTCGAACGTTATGATCTTGCTCATTTGGGCACCAGCCGCCCGTCGGCGCCGCGGACCCACTCCTCGATCACGGTGCCGGGGTTGATCCCGTTGATGAGTGGCGGTCCCGGATCGGCCGGCGGCTGGGAGCCCCAGACGCCGCCGGAGAACGCACCTCCGGTAGGCGCAGCGGGGGCTGGAGCCGCCGGTGCGGGTGTCGCCGGCGCCATGAGATCGGCGAAGAGCGGGTTGACGGCAGCGTACTGGGCAACGGTCTGATAGAAGCCTGCGTCGATCTCTCCATGCTGCTGTAGGTAGTCGTTCGCCAGCTGGCCGAGCTGGACGTTACGCTCGGCGATCCGCCGGTAGGCCTCGAGGAGGATGCGGTTGCCCTCGGCCGACTGCGTCAGGCCGGGCTGCATCGACTTCAGGAACTCGATGTCGCGATCGGACACGGCACCCGGCATGCCCATGCCGCTCTCGGGGTTGCGGGCCAGGAGGGCCAGCCGGTTCTGGAGCGCCTGGAGCATCTCACCGCCGGCGATCTGCTGCGGATCCACGTTGAAGCCGAGGGACTGCCCGAGCTTCTGGAGGCCGAGCAGCGTCTCGCCGCCGGCGCCGGTGTAGGTCCCGCTGCCGAGCGCCTGAGCGGCGATGTCGTACATGCCGAGAAGGTCCTGCGACGTTCCCGAGCGCTCCAGGATGCCCTGGTAGAGGTCCTCGAACTGCTTCCGGCCGAAGGGGGCGATGTTCGGCTGGCCGAGAGACGACTTGGTGATGAAGTCGACATAGGCCTGCGTGCCCGGCGTGAGACCGGCCGCGCGGGCAGCCTTCTCCACGGCCGAAAGATCGCTGCCGGTCGGGGCCGGCGCCATGCCGCTCTGGACGGCTTCCGTATTCGTCGTGATGACCGGAGCGCCGTCGGTGCCAAGAGCGTCGGTGACGTCGCTATCCTGGAGGACCGGTGTTCCCCCGACGGCCGAGGCACGGGGTTCGACGACCGGATTGCCCTCGTCGTCCAGGAGATTGACGACACCCTGTCCGGCGAGCGCGAACTGGTCCTGAAGACCGGGAGCCATGTTGGCGATGATCTGCGCCGTGAGCTGATCGGTCGTCAGAGGCTTGGGGTCGCCGCGATAGACACCGCCGTCGGCCCCGTAGATCGTCTGTCCCTGGTCGGCGTAGAGGTTGCCGAGGAGCGCGGTCGGCACGCCCTGATCGGCAGCACGATCCGGGTTGAGATAGACGACGCCGTCCTTCGAGACGGAGATCGGCTCATCGCGGGCGCGGTCGAACGCCCCCTGGTTCTCGAGCGCCTGGACGTCGAGAGCGTTCTGCGCGTCGATGTAATGACCGGCGAGATCGGTCTGGTTCTTCTCGTCGATACCCCAAGCCGTGTTGCCAGCGTTACCGAAGACCGCATAGACACGCGGATCGAGCGAATGCAGGTCGGCTCCAGGGCCCATCCGCATCGCGTCGCCGTAAAGCAGGGTCTCGGGAACTCCGTTCAGACCATACCCGGCAGCCAGAGCTCCGCCGTCGTTGCCCAGCAACCGACGGGCTGCGTCGCCGGCTTCTTGGATCCGTTCCTGTTCACTCTGCAGCGCGCCGAGCTGACCGTAAGCGAGCATCTCCTTCGCGTCGGGCGGCTGAAAAAGTCGCGCCAGCTCCGTCAGAGCTTGGCCGATGTACGGATCGGTGCTGTAGGGCGACGGCTGCCAGACCATGACCTACCCCCCGTAGCCCCAGGCGAGACCGGGCAGACCGGGGCCCATACCGGCGTTCGGTCGCGCAAACAGCGATCCCAGGAACCCGCCATCACCAAAGACCCCCTGGTCGGCCTGGAGCCCCTGCCCGATCGCCACGGAGCCGCCAAAACCAAGGATGTCTCCAAGGGTCGCCGCGGTGCCTCCCGCGCGGTTGGCCGCTTCGAGCTCCAGCGGAAGCACGCCGGCCGAGCCCTGCTTGAAGCGGCCAATCTGGGCCACCTCGGAGGCGTGCCGCCCCTGCTGCCGGTTCGCCTCGCCCAGCACGTCGCCGAACGCCCGAAGGTTTCCGAGCGCACCCGACTGCTGGTCATTGAAGCCCTTCGCCCGGGCATCCTGCTTCTTCTGGGACTGGACGATAATGTCGCCCT